ATGTTTAAAGACAATGATTTAAATAAGCTTTATGTCAAATTAAGCAGGGAAACATCGGAAGATAAACTTGTATGGAAAATTGTACTCTCAAAAGCTATTTTCGCGCTTACTGAGGCGAACGAGGATCGTATCGGTGCGGCTTACACTTGTGATTACAAAGGAAAAAAGCTTGTTATCTACCTGAGAAAATATAAACATTACTTTGATGATGTGGAGTGGGCATGGGCCGAAGAACCCCAACTTGCGATCGTCACCGATAATTATGAAGTTCTTTGGAAAAGCAGATATTGCGACTCCACTTTAATAAATTTATACGAGATTGTTTCACGGCAAGGTTCGGGATTTAATGATTTAATTGATGATCTAATCCCTTAAATCTAATTAATCGATTGTAGCATTATGCAGCGAGGGCTTTTACTAAAGCTCTCGTTTCTTTTTATTAAGTAATCACAATAGAACACCAAATATAATTAAGCACAGCACTTTATTTACCTAAACCCCCTTAGCGTTCCGTTGACGAAATCTTATAGCAAAACACCACTTTTATTATTTTTGTTAGAATGAACGTATGTGTTTTAACTATTAACGATCTTGCACTTAAAGTTTCAATAACTTTACTTAACTACCAACAAATCCTCAAATCTGGTCGTGTAACGAGGAGAAAGCATTTCCCGCTTCATCTGCCACTGCTGCTGTATTCCCTGCCCGGCAAAAAACAGAGTTCCCTTTCCGTCTTTTGCGTTTAAACGATCAAGAACACCCATCAGTTTCTCACTATTACGTCGTGGCGCCGCGTCGTCGAACAGATTGAGCTGCGCAATACCCTGGCTGAAAAAATCCCCGAGCATTACTCCCGCTTTCTGATACCGGTGGCCGTCGCGCCAAACATTGTCCAGACAGCGCACCGCTGCGTTGATTATGTCGCGGGTATCCTGAGTAGGGGTAAGGAGTTTCACGGATACGCTATTGCCATAGTAAGGCTCATTAAGCGCGAATGGCGAGGTTTTCACGAAGGCGGAAATATACCGGCAGTATTGGTGCTCACCGCGCAGCTTCTCCGCCGCGCGCGCCGCATGGCTGCAGATCGCTTGGTGCATCTGCTCGTACTCCGTTACTCGTTCACCGAACGAACGTGAGCAGACAATTTCCTGTTTGGCCGGGGCGAACTCTTCCAGATCCAGGCAAGGTTCGCCCCGCAGCTCGCGCACGGTTCGCTCCAGCACCACGTTAAAGTGCTTGCGGATAACCCAGGTGCTTTGCTCTGAGAGATCGAGAGCGGTTTTGATACCCAGGGCATTGAGCTTTTTGCTGATACGCCGTCCTACACCCCAGACGTCCTCGACGCGAACGATAGACATTAACCGGCGCTGCCGATCGACATTTGATAAATCGACCATGCCACCAGTCTGCCGCTGCCACTTCTTCGCAGCATGGTTCGCAAGCTTCGCCAGGGTTTTGGTCTGAGCAATGCCGACACCGACGGTCAGATGCGTATTCTGCAAAACCGTTGCGCGAATCTCCCGGCCAAAGTCTTCCAGGTTTCGACAGTTCCGCACGCATGTAAGGTCGCAGAATGCCTCGTCAATACTATAAATTTCTACGCGAGGACTCATGATCTCCAGTGTGGTCATGACCCGGTTCGACATATCCGCGTACAGCTCGTAATTGCTGGAGAACGTGGCTACTTTGTAGCGCCGGAATAAGTCACGCTGCTTAAAGAACGGCTCGCCCATGGCTTTGCCGATTTCCTTCGCCTCAGCGCTCCGAGCGATAACGCACCCGTCATTATTCGAAAGAACAACGACGGGCCGCCCCTTTAAATCGGGTCTGAACACCGTTTCGCATGATGCTTAAAAGCTATTCACATCACAGAGAGCAAACATTTCAGCGGGTCGATTTAACGATATATGTCACCACCCCGAAAACATCCAGGGTATCCTCGCTGCACACCATAATCGGTGGGTAGGCACTGTTCATTGGAACAAGCTGCACCGTTGGCCGGAGCTGTAGGCGTTTAACAGTAAACTCACCGCCCACGGCAGCAATCACGATATCGCCATGTTCTGCCGGTCTGGAGCTGTCCACCATCAGCAGATCACCGTCACTGATGCCCGCCTCGATCATTGAATCCCCCGCAGCTTTAACAAAATATGTTGCGCTGGGATGCTGGATCATCAGTTCGTTTAAATCGATGCGCTGCTCAACATAATCCGCCGCCGGGGATGGAAATCCACACTGAACAAGATTCCCGTAAAGCGGTAGCGCGACAATGCCGCGCAATTCTGCTGGGGTGTAAAATTCCATAAACAATCACTCCTGATTTTTAATGCTGTTTTTATATACAGTAGTTTTAAAGGAAGTGTTGATCAAGGGGGTTTACACAGAAGCGCTCATTTAACAACCATACGCGAGTTTGCAAAGTCGATCGCTTGCGCTTGGGTGGCAAATTCTACAACGTAATAATATTCTCATCTCACAACAGCCCCGCCAGATCCCGTCGTGATGCGAAGGCTTGCTTTCTCTGACCGGGTCGCCTTGCCAACACCAAAGGTGTGAATCCACTCGCCAGGCTTGTTATATACATCACCCAGTGTTATTCCGCCTGAAATGCTGATGTCGCAATTCCCGGAAACTAATCTTGCTCCACACGCCCATACATACCAGCGCCCAACGGTTATTGAAGCCTGCGAATTACTTAGCTCAAGAATTGCAGCCCCAGGCATATTAAATTCAGCACAATTCTGGAACAGCATGCCGTCATTAGCGGCTGTGCTTGTTACAGAGGCATTCCCCACTAATTCCCATGGGCCGCCACTTGAAAAAGTAATACAGTTTAATTTGTTCCCGGTGGGTATGTTATATAAAACGCCTCTTGGAGTATTTCCCCGCATCGATAATGAAGCTGTATCCATACTCCCTTTTTGTTCAGCAACAGACTCAACTAGAACATTTATTTCACTGGCACCTGCAAGATAAGCGTCGTGTGCAATAATACAACTTTCACTGTCAACAACTATATCCTGATGACCACCGCCGTTATCGAAGTTGATATTCTGCTGACGATCTGCGTTCTTCAGGAATGATTATCCAGAACCGCCCTCCACCATCTCCAGACTCACGAAGGCATTATATGCTGGCTCCATGAAGCCGATCGCATCATCTGAGTAATCACCCAGGATAAACACGCGGTCAGGATGGATGTTAACCCGGCGATTTGAGCCATTCGGCAGGCGCTCGGTGTATTGCCACATTTTAGGCTGCCCGTACGTCTTCGAGTTCAGGCCAGTATCCCACTCACCTACCGTCAGAGACCCGGCCCAGGCTACTGAGACCTTTTGAAGCCCTCGTCCTTTGGTGGCTGGAAGATTCCAGTCCTTGTCATCCCGGATGTGCAGAAGAATGCCAGCATAGCGCCCAACAAGACGTCGCCGATCTGCGTCAGCAAACGAACGCCAAAGGCGACTGGTGAAGACCTGTTTAGACTTCGACTCCCAGGTGGTTTCATCTTCGCTTTCGTCGCTGTCGTCACCCTCAATGATTTCCGGTTTAGTCTGCCAGCATTTGCCGACCAACTTCTCTACCGCGCCATGGGCAATCCCGCCGCGGCGGTACAGAGCGTAAAGATTGTCGTAGGTTATCTGCTCAGGGAAGCCGTACTCGCACCATGCAGAATGGCGTTTTTTGTCCAGCCCCATCGTTGGTGCCATCAACCCCATACGGGCACGCGACATTCGCGCATCGTTCAACGCATGGTTGACGGCGAGAGTTAATTTGTCAGTCATGGATTGTCCGGTGGTGGATTGAAGGCAATAAAAAGCCCGGCTTAGCCGGGCTTAGTTTTAAACTCGATTAAAGGCGGTGATCTGTACATACTCTGTTTTAAGGTACTGCTGAAGCATCCCCTCTGCTTCTGTAAATACCTGCTCAGGAGTCATTTCAGAAGGATAATCCTTTACGGATGATCCGAACTTGTCGACGTTAAATCCTCCCGCCTCGCTTGAGGTATAAGCGCACCAAGATATAAACCACTGATTCATTATGATATTCCAATTGATAAAGAGATTCGATCTTGGCTTTAAAAGTACAATTCTATCAATATCATTCGATATTTATTTACCTTGAAGTCGCTTAGGAATCATCATCCCGGCCACTTGGGTCTTACGCTTAATGTATCCGTCAAGGCTGTAGCGAATGCCGTCCCAGCAGTGTTCGTAACCGTCCGCCAGTTTCGGCAATACCTCGCCGGTGATGCGGTCCGTTTTGTAGGACCACATGCGGGCCTCTCGCGCAACGTTCTTACACCGCGGGTGAATGATTATCTCGTCAAATCCGCGAAGGTGGGCGATGCCGTCCTCTACGCTCCCCTGCCACTTCTCAGCGGCAGAGATGTTGAATCCTTGCCGCTTAAGATAGCTGATTGTCTCAGGTCGGGCTGAGTCGGCTTTGAGGGGCCATTCCCGAGAGCCTGGAATTGTGTCGTATAGCGCAGGCATATGGTCAAGCTCTGTCTGCTGTCCGTATGCCTCATATTCGATGTACAGCCGATTATGCAGGACGAAAGAGCGCACCAGTGTGTTGGGGTCTTTGGCGAAACCAAAGTCAGCACCGAAGAACAAACGCTCGGCCTCTTTCCGCAGGCTGTCCGAGAACTTATCGATCCGGTATTTGCCGGCCAGCACCTGCTTGTCGGAGTTTTCTAGGTAAACCCCTTTCCACACTCATGCGTATGTTGCCGTGTCGAGTCGGCGCTCATCGTTGAGGCGCTCACCTTCCAGCACGTCGGGGAACCATGGGTTATCCGTATAGTTCATCTCAACGGTGATGCAGTCGTCGCCAGCATCTTTGCGAAAGCGTTTATCAGTGGCGCTGCCATCGAGCTCCGGGTTCCACGTCACCCAAATTTCTGATCCTTCCTCACGGACGGTCGGGCTAAGTTTCTGCGAGGCTATCTCGCTGACTGATTCAGCCTCATCAACCCAGCACAGCAGGATGCGCGCTTTCGACTTGATGCTGTCGAGGTTGTGCCGCAAACCGCAGAAGACATAATTAATGCTCTTATCGATGGTGCGGATGTCCTTCTCGCCGATATCAAAGTTGGCTGCGAGCTAGGGTACTGACAGGATTGCCTGCTTTACTTCCTGCATGCTCGACTCTTCCAGCGAGTTCATAACTCACGAGCACAGAGCACCACGCCGCTTTCACCATTCAGCATCGACTGATACGCCTTCACGGCAGTCATCAGGGCGAAGGTGCGCGTCTTGGCGCTACCACGTCCACCATGTGAGCACCGGTAACGCTTATTCACGGCAGTGAACAGAGGCGCAAGCTTCGCGGGAATCGGCAGTTGAACGGCTTCACTCATGCTTTCGGCTCAACGGGTAGTAACTGGATGATGGTCGGCTTTGGAGTCATGGTTCCGTCAGATGATTTGTGGTCGATTTCCTGGCTGACTTTGTCGCCGTACTTCTTCGGGTTCATACGGGCCAGCGCCCACTTGCGAGTGTCGATACGCAGACGTGCTTTCGCAACTGCTGAGGATTCTTCAGCCGCATCGTCAGCAATGTCGAGCATCTCTTCGAAAAAAGCTTCTGCGCGCGTCTCCGTAGCTTTCGCGTATTGGTCGCGAAACTCTATATGCTGGGCTAACCAACGGAACACTGTCGTCTTGTTCGGCATCCTTGGGCGCTCACAAACTTTGCGCAGGCTTTCCCCTTCGGCAAGCAGTGAACAGATGTCAGCAGCCACCTCTGGTAAATAATCAGAAGGGCGGCCAGTTTTTTTGTTGGTCGCCATATGTATTCCTAAGGTATTTTAGTCGCATGAATGAAGTTAGAAGATTTAAGAAGGATAATCTGTGACTACTGAGCCTATGCCTACCCCATCTTGCGAAACCGTATCTGCTATAGCATACGAGTTTTCAGGTATACCACTAACTCCTTCAAATGCTGAAAAAATAATTTTCCTATGTTGCAGTGGGACTATGCCCCGCTCTGATATCGTAAAAAGAGTCTACGAATATCATATGAGTAATGGTGGCGTGGATAGTGGTACTAACAAGACCCACACTGTAAAAAAAGCACTAGCTCAACTAGTTATTAGAGGCGACATACCGGTACAGGCATCAAAAGGTTATTATTCTATTCCCAATGACCGACCAATAGATGTTTATGAGGCCTCAGCTATAGAGGATATCCAATCAGAAGATGATCCTTTTCTAGAAATACCGGGTGCTCTCTATGCCTATTACTTTCCAGCTTATGAAAGGCTTGCTTCATTGAATGGTGATAGCTTTTGGCCTATAAAAATAGGGCAGACTGACCGCTATGTTTCAGACAGGATCGCCTCTCAATCTACTGCGTTTCCAGAAAAACCTATTTTACTTTTCTCAATCAATACCGAGATACCGAGGATTCTTGAGCGTGCTGTTCACTATATTCTCAAGACAAGAGGGAAGAATTGCAATTTAGAAAACGATGAAAGTGTACTAAAGGGTGGCAGTGAATGGTTTATGACCAACCCAAGTGAGCTATTTGAAATTCTCGACTTTCTATATATCGATTATGATAAGGATTGAGTTAGATGTTCGGAGACGGGGCCGAGCAAGCATTAAAATCCATCGGGCATATTAGAAAATGCGGCCGGTGATGCAATCTAAGCGACTTGCTCAGTCTGCTCTGGCACGTACCCCATCTTAAGCACGTCATTAGGATCCGGGTATAACCAACTGCCATCTTCACGGGCAATGCCGATAAAGCCGTTCACCAATTCAGGCTGGCGTCGTGACATCTTGCCCCTGAAGGTTTCGCCTGTTTGAGTGGTTAGCGTGATTTGGTAGATGTCCGACATTGAAAGCCTCTTTATCCGCTTGTTGGGATACTTGGGTGATTATCCGCTGCAGGGTATATTGCAATTACGATGGGTCAGCCCATTCTGAGGACAATGTAACTATACGTAGCGGGAGAAAGCGTATCGAAGTACAATTTCAATTCATCTATTATCCAGTTTCATTTTTTCATGTGAGGTGTTTTTTTGAATCCCATCAGCTTTTTTTGCAGTTAAGTTAACCTGTTTTCATAATGATATGGAAATTATGGTTGGAACTGGTTTCCTTTACAGCCATGAAGATTACGAAAACCCCATATTGATAACGAACTATCATGTATTAACTTGTCGCTACCCTAAGGAACCAGAATCATTAATGGGGCAAATAGGTTCATCACCAAATAAAATAACTTGCCACGTTTGGGCCCCAGACGGCAGTTCATTGCATACGTTTCACATTAATATTGATGCTAACACTAGCTGGCTTGAACACCCATTGAGAGATAAAGGGGTAGATCTTATCGGAATTCCGATAATTTTTAATGGCAACATAGGTTATACAAATCAAGTAACCATTCAAAATAACGATGCCATTCCTCTGCATGTAGCCTCTGACCTCTCAATCGTAGGTTACCCATTCGGCTTGGCTGTTAATACACACCTTCCAATCTGGAAAAAGGGTCTTGTTGCCAGTGAACCTAATGTTAAAGTTTCGGGGCTTGATTGTTTTTACATTGATGCAACAACTAAAGAAGGTATGTCAGGCTCACCTGTTTTTACTCATGAATATACTACTCAAATAATAGTTTCTCCTGAGGTGCATGAATTACACCAACGGCGTCAAAAAGGTGAAATATCTGCATTAGATTTCATCAGTGCATTACCAACTGAATCAATGAAAAATACAATTCAGGTTAAAAAGTTCAAGCTTGTAGGTATTTACTCAGGGAGAGTAACCATTGGTAAATCTATGCCTGAGATAGGTATAGTCTGGAAAGTCAGCTTAATTGAAGAAATGCTGACCGCTAAGAATTGGGTCACATCAGAATATCCACCATTCTGATAACTTAAAAAGCCTCCCTACTGGAGGCTTTTTTTCTTCAATCTTTCGAATACTGGCCTTATCCAGATTGCACTGCCCAAGCGCCGTATAGAGCTAATCGTTTAACTCCAGACTTGCCTGCCACGTGAACGGAACCATCATTCCGGGGATCGGCGTGTCTGCTGTTAGCTCAGCGCTTAACGGTACCACTGGAGCTGGAACATAAACTGTCTGTGTATTCCCGCAGGCTGTCAGCAGCGGCTGAAGGAACAAGCTGGTTAGCGCACGGATCGCCTTCAAGCGCCTGCCTGATGTAGACAATGCGCGTCTCGCCTTTTTTAGCCAGTTCGTTCTTTGCATTCTGGGTAGCCTGTGAAATGTCACGGATGAAGATAATCGTGGTGATAACGTTGTTGGTGATCGCCTCTGATGTGTCTGCCCGGACCGTCGCTTTATCGCGCTGGTCTTTGTAGGTGATGGCGTTGTTGCGGTAGTGGTTGATAGCCCAGGACATGGAAACCAGCAGGCAGATAACGACAGCGCAGATGATTGCTGTTAATCGGCTCATTTCTGGCCCCACTCGCAAACTTCACGCTCAATCTCGCGTCGGGTAATTAGCCCCTTCCACTGCTCGCCGCCGGCATATGTCCAGCGCTGCAGTTCTTTGCATGCCCCCGGCACATCACCGGAGTTAAGCTTCTTCAGCAGCGTGGAGCTGGCAAAAGCACCAGAGCCAACGTTATAGGTGAAGGAGTAAAGTGCGGCACTCGTAGGCTCAGGGATTCGAACCTTGATAAGCGGATCGATGGCATTTGCCACCTTTCGCAGATCTGCCTTCAGCAGGTTGTCGCACTCTTTATCGGTGTAGCGGTGACCGCGGAGAATGTCACCACCGGTGTGCCCATCGCAAACTGTCCAGACGCCGAGAACATCCTGATATGCGTAATAGCGACGCCCTTCCAACCCATCCGCATTGCCTAGCATTACTGCAGCAATAGTGATTGCCCCGGATCTGCCAACAATACCCCCCACCAACTTATTCCTCAACGTTGGGTTCATCTCGGCTCCTGCTGCGGCGGTTGTCTTCGCGGATCTTGAAATAGAGATTTGTCAGATACGTCAGTACGGCAATGATGATACCCACCAGCACGCCGATAGCGTTCCACTGCTCGGGGCTGTAGGCATTAAGCATGCCGTTGAGGATGCTCCCGGCTGAAGCGCCATAGGCAGCACCAGTGGTTATTTTTTCCATGCGATACATGCTCTCACCTCGCGTAGTTAGCGGGTGCTGTGTGTTTGAAAAGGGTCAGGCCTCGGGACGATTTAACAAGTAGGCGTGTCGATGATGGTTCCCGGAGCATGAATTAAAAAAGGGCCACATGAGTGTGCCTTTGAATAAAGTTTCTTCACATCACTGCCGATACATCCCTTAAAGGAGATATAAATGGGCAAACGTAGACGTGGCAGGTACAGAATTAATAAGAATCCGGACATAGTGGATCGAATTATTCACATGATTATCGATATCGCTATTTTCGTCTTCCTAGTAAAGCTTGGGATATCATTTTTGTTCAAATAAAAAGCCCCGCACGATGGCGAGGCTCTTAACTCTTAGTCGACCTGCAATACTATGGCGACGATATCAGATTTACATGAAATGTATGCTATTTAATTGACTTTTGCAATACCCTGCCGCGAAAAAGTCGCCTTTTGTTGTGATCGTGTTCTCACAGTGCAGAGAAGAGAGTCGCCATCAAGCCGCTTAAAGATGGCGCACATAGCCCGCCTGTAATCGGCGTAGCTATGGCACAAGTTATCCGGTTTAACGCCACAAAGTGCAGCCAGGTCCTGGTGCTGATATACATCATTACCCGCCAGCTCAGATTTGACGTCCTGCGCCGCCAGCCAAATCAGTTTCTTCAGCCGCTCCATCGTCTTTCCGGCCACCTTCTTCGTTCCCAGCATCTCCCTGAACTCAGCCCAGGCCCATTGGGTAATTGCCACCTGATTCCCCCAGCGCGTGTTTTCGCTGTAGTTCCAGAGCAGCCACGCCTTCTGGTGCTCCTCGAGTGATAGAAAAGCCCGGCGCCAGGATGCTGTGGAGTATTCGACCGGCTGAACCAAGGGGATGTTTGACCCTTTGGCATGCGACTGTTTACCGGGTATAGGAGGGTTATCAACCGGCACCCACCTCTCGCTTTCCTCGTCCCAAACTTTGGGCTTCTTCCGCATAAAGGTCTTCGTGTCGAACTGGGAGTTCTCCAGCCAGGCCATCAACTGCCCTTTGGTCGCCCCACTCAGATCTGCCGTCGCAACGATGAGCTGCTGGCGTACAAATTCCAGGTATTGAGTGTTCACGCTGCTGCCCTGCCATCAGGTAAATGTGGGTAAAGTTACGAATGATGCGATAGTCCACCAGCACCGTTCCCGGGCGGCGATAAATGCGGAGGCGCAGCCAGCGCATGCGAAGCGTTTCGATCATTTCTGGTTTCATGCTGGCTCCAGCTCGGTGATGGTTAAATCCAATTTGCCGCCCTTGATGATCAGCATCCGCTTTACGCAGTAATCGTCCACCTGCTGGTCGTCCAGCCAGAACCCGGCTTTTGTCAGCGCGTCGAACGCAGCTTTTTGCAGGTTGTCCAGGTCGCGGCGGCGGCGATCCGGCATGTGGCACTCGATACGGATTTTTACCGGCGTAGCCAGGTCAATATCCAGCATCCCGTCTTTGATGATTTGGGCGACGCGGTCGCGGTAGGCCTGCCCTTCTGTGCTGATATGCGTGCGCCCGCGGTTGTGCCGGTAGTAGCGGTTATTGCTCGGCGGCCACGGCAGGCTGATTCGATACTCGCTCATACTTTTACTTTACCCTCTTTCATCCAGATAACCTGCGTGCGGGCCATGCCTTCCAGCGCACACTCCTTTGCATATCCCGCATCCACTAAGCGGGTGCGGCGGTCTATGTCGTCGTGGCAGCTGCTACAGGCGATAGTGTCGATCAGGTCAGGCGGTTTGATGCCGGTACCGCACAGGCCGGCCAGGCAAATATGCGCCAGAACGGACGTTTCAGGATTGCCATTGCACACCCCGGGGATCCGCACCCGACATTCGCGACCGCGGGCTTCTTTGCATAAATTTGCCATGATCACCCCCAGACCTTCTGGCGGAAGGTCCGTCGCGTTGGCTCAAGGTACTTAACCTCCTGCCGCTCTACACTCACGGTCCAGGTAAAGTAATCGCGATTGAGGCTGCGTGTTACGGCTACCCCGCGGCGTTGATACTGCCGCTGAAGTTCATCGGCCTGTTCGGTTGTGCATTCGGTGTAGTGGAACCATGATCTAGCCATCTGGTTATCCCCGAAGCTCATCAGCTGCGCGGCGGCGTTGTCAGCCTCGCGCTGGTCTTTGAATGCCCGTGACAGAATCCATCGCCACGTGACATCAAGCGGTAATGTGAAGGCAAGCGACCAGGTTGGCCAAAACAGCCTTAGCGTCTCATTCAAGCTCGCGCTCGATAGCACGGGCATTTCCGTTGAGGACGGGAAAACAATGCCGACCTTTCACGAACAGCGTTCTCTTTCGGAGCGTCTGTATGAGGAGCAAGGCATCAACACCCAGCAGCTCCTAGGTCATTCATCTGACAGGATAACAGCGCAGTATCATAACGATAGCGGTCTGGACTGGGTGAAAGTGAAGGTGTAG